AAGATCATTATCTACATTTTCTTCTTCAAACATTCCCATAGGTGTTTTGCAAGTGTCTTCTCCATTTGTCACTGTTCTGAAATAATAATTGATAGGTTGCCCTGGATTTTTTATAGCTTCGGAATAAAGTACAACAGTACTAAAGCTCTCTGGTACGAACTTCTTTAATTGTTGACCTTGAACTGCTATTTGCATCTTTGGATACCCAGTTTCATCGTATACTATCTCTGGATGACAGAATAAATATACTACCAAATCATCTCTTAATTTCTCATTAATGATATTTAAAAGTGTATATTGCTTATAAGCCATATTAGACCACATTTTCATACCATTTGAAGAATTATGAAATTCTTTAGACATTACTTCATCAGTCATAATCCTTGTCCAGGTATCAATAACTACTGTTGTAATGCTTTCATCTGATTGTACATTTCTTAATTTTTGGATTATTTCGTCTACATTACTTGTTTGAAGATAATTACCCTTTTCTTTGTTATATTTTGTTTTAAATTTTGGAAATGGTAAAGCTTTTTGATCTGAATTAACAATTACTGTTTTATCAGGATCCAAGTTTCTACAACTTGTTGATTTTCCCATTCCACTTTTTCCTACTACAAACACAAGTTTTGCCATATTCTTTCTTTCGCCGTCCTCTTCAACCTCTGTTAATTGGTTATTAATCGATTAGCTTAGCTATTAACTGAGCTTTTTGAATTTTGGATAGTGAATCATCTTCCATTAAAGATAATGTCTTAAATGCTTTAAATTCATTTTCATTATAGGTTTTAGATCTTGTTTCTTTTAAGAAAGTTATTTTTAATTCTTCACTTATTATTTCATTTTCTAATTCTATAATTTGTTCTTGAATACCTTCAATATTTTTTAAAATATCTTCCTTAGTTACATTATCTAATACTGTAAATTGATCAAAAGTAAGTGTATTTCCACCATGAATACCACCACTAAGACTTGTTGAAGTAATATACATTACTGAATTATCAAGTTTTAATATAGTACCTACACCACCATAATTATGACTACCAGCAGTATTTAATATTCTAATTGTTTTACCTCTTAAATACTCAGTAATTTTAGCAATATTAGTTAATTTTTTTACTCTCTTTTGTTGTGTAAAAGTTTTATTCTTCATCTTCTCTCTTCTTTTTATTTGTTATATTGTTCTGAAACGTCTTTTAGTGTTCCAAAACAAAGATTTAGAGACACTCATAAATCTATATCTACTGATATTTTTATTTACGGCATCTCTACCTTCGTTTACTGTTTTATTTTCATTCATTAAGCTAATAATATTTTTTCTAATAATTTTATTTTATCTCTTATGATTGCAGAATATTCAAATTCTTCATCTTTATTACATTTATTAAGAGCTGTATTTAATAGCATATGTTCTCTATTAGCTTCTTCTTTTGTTAAATGCGTGAGCTTATAGTTATCAAATTCTTTTTTAGATAATCTAATAGTCTCTTTTTTCATCAAACTACCATCAAATGAAACAAATTCTTTAGTTAAGACTGTAATATCGTCATCCTCTTGGATAGATTCCTTTACTATACCTTTATCTATTAATTCATCCCATTTAAATGCTGCAGTTTTTTCAAATCCAAAATCTAATTTCTCACTATAAATAGGTAAATCTATTTTATTTTTTCCAAACATAATTATAATGTTAAATCAATTATTTCATTTAAATTTGTAAGCACAATTTCATCATTTTCTTCACCTTTTATTATTTCAAGTAACATTTTACTTTTAATAGCAGATATTTTTTCATATTTGATATTGTGTTTATTCATAAAATCAAGAATATAATTGGCGTTATCAATTTTTTCTTCAAGATTTTTAGCTTCACTATGTTTCATATGTAAAGCGTTCTTTAATTCTTTAATATCTGATTCTAATTTACTATTGTAAATATAACCAGGTCTTGCTAAACTAAATATGTCAATTTCATTTCCACGAATCATATTACCATTGTAATTTTCTTCGTTTAAAGTAATTAAATTTTCAATTTCATTAAGTATTAATGAATTATATACAACCCTAAGTGTAATAGATAGTGTTAAAACAGATAGTTTGGACCTATCTACTTTATGTCTACTTCTATTAAGTTGTAAATCTTCAACACTAATACTAATAGGTTTCATATAAGTATCACGTGGATAATTATGACCATATGAAGAAGAACCATTATTTACTTTTAAAAATAAATTTGGATCTTTAATTAAAGTATTAAAATATTCAGTAATCTTTTTTCTTGAAAAATTGTCAACAACACCTTCAATTTCTCTTCTTGCTGTATTACTTCTACTTCTGGTAGCTTGATATTCATCATAAGATAATCCAAGCTCATCTGTAGCATCATACAAAATAGTGTTGATAAGTGAAGATATTAGACCTTCGTTTTCAAAATTAATAGTTTGCTCTTGCATTTTTTAAAAAATTTTTCATTTTGTTTATACCCATCTCGTCATCAGGACGAGGTAGTTCTTTAAAGTAATTTACAGCACCATCAAAATATAATGGGCATATACTATTACCACCTCCTTCACGGGATGCTAAAACTTCAAGAAATCTTATATTATCTTTAAAAAATAATACATCATATCCATCTTTTTCTGGATATTTTTTAATTCTATGTCTGTATGGACTAAATAATCCCAATACTACATCAGCATCACGTTGAGTTAATTTATTGTCACCTAAACCATCCAAGGTAGGTTTTAATCTATTAGCTCGCATGTTCTCAATTGATTCTTGAGAAGCTGTTTGTTGTTGTATTAATACTGGTATGAAATTATATTTATTTCGTAGACTTACAAAATAGTCTGATGACAACTTTGTTATTGCTTGATGCAAAGATTCACCTCTTTCGGGGTGAAGCAATGCAGCGTGATCTACAATCATAATTACATACTCATCTGGATCATGAGGTTCATAATAATCATGAATTTCTTGTGTGAATTCCTCTCCTGTTTTATTATTGGTAAAAGTTTTTAATTTTTTATGAATTGTTCCATTTGCTTCAGCATAGCCACGCATGAATTTATATATACCATATGGATTCTTGATATCATCAATAAAAGTAATAGATTCTTCAAATTTATCAAAGTATTCCTTGAAGCCAGTAACTTCATTTAAGATATCCTCTTCGATAGGACTCTTAACACTTCTTAATTTTTTAGGATCTATTCTTTTTTTTCCATTGGTTTCTAGATATAAATAATTACATATAGCTTGCCGTAGTTTTTGTTCTTTAGACATTTCTAAAGAAAAATAGAAAATTCTTAATTTCACATTTGTTTTGTTATTCATTACCCATCTAACTGGGTTTAACATGAATAGCCAATCAGTAACTTGTGATTTCAGTTTGTTACTTCTCTATAAATAGAGAGGGGGAGTCATTTCTGCTCCCCTCTATAATTTAATATTAAATATTAATTAATCTTGACTTTTTAGAATGGTCCACATTCTAATGTCATTTCCACTATTAGGAATACGTACTGTTTGAATAGCTTCAGCTTGATCATCAAGTCCAACTGAAGTTAAAGCAAAGCGAGTGTCATTTTCATTTGTAGATGCTACTATAATAGCGCAACCTCCAAAATTAGAAATAACATACTCATATATTGCTTCCATCATTTTTTCTTGAAGATCTTCTCTATCTTCTATATTATTGGAAACATCTCTTGCTACTTCATTTAGACCATACATTTGTCTAATACCACAACTGATACTAGAACCATCTTCGCTAGGTCTGCTAATTCTTGAATTAACACGTTCACCATCAACAGTATAATTTAATGATAATTCTCTACCATCATTTACCACTGTAATAGCTAGTGTTGCCATAATTTCTTCAACCGTACTTGTAGTAACTAAGTCTCTGAATAATTCAGCACTGTAGTTTCTTTCTAATCCTCGGTCATTGATAACAGTATACATCTCCGCAGCATCGTTCTCTTGTCTAGTTCTGTATTCATTTCCTTCTGTTAAATTGTAATTTCGTGTGTTTGTACATACAACTGTTTTCATTCTGTTTTCTTTTTTTTGTTTATTATTAATTATTATTTAAATTTATTTTTATAGTTCGGACTGTAAATAATTTATTTTATAATGCATAGATGGAATTTTTAATACATAAGGTTTAATTAATTCACATAATTTATATAAATTAGGTCTACTAAATCGTATACCATAACCATCACCTTTACCATTATACCTTTTAGAATAATATAAATAACTTTTTATATTATATTTTAAAAAACATTTTTGTAAATTTTCAACAGATTTTAAATCATAACTCATGCAAGATATATCTCCTGAATGATATTCATAATTATTTTTTTTCTTATTTATTGCTTTTACAAAACAACCATCATCCATCCAATATATTGCAAGAATTTCAGGTGTTATATTTTTTACCCATCGTTTATAGAATTTTCTATGACCATTTTTATAAAACACTTTTCTTATATTTTCTAAAATATGATAACCTTTAGTATAAACTTTAGTTAATTTTGGTATATTTTTTGATCTTTTAATTCCTATTTTACAATTAATACTAATATCATCTAATATTGATTTTTTATATTCAATATAATCCTGATGTTTTAAATGGTGAGCTATATCTAAATAACTTCGTTTACTTCCATTTTTTAATTTAGGATTATGAATATTACCATCTCCAATAGTTAATCCTATTAATGTATAATATCTATTTCTCTTCATACTTAATTTGTATTACTACTTTATTATTATTTACTCTACTTTCTCTTAATCCTAATTTTTATTAGGACTCCCATTAAAAGTCTCTACACCGTTTTGTAATTTTTCAATTAAATTATTTTTATATCTTGTTTGATAAGATTGATTAACTCCAAAAGAAGTATCTCTCTTAATTAAAGTTATAATATATTCAATTTCTTTATTATCAAGTAACGGCACGGGATTGCCAGTATTATTATTTTTCATAATTTTTATATTTTTATAATTCTGGGTTCCCCCGTTACATTATATACTATTATTTTTTCTATATATAATGTTTAAATTAATTAACTCCTTTAAATGATTTTACAGATTTTTTAAACCTTTGATTTAATTCATGAAATCTCAATACATCAACTTTATCATTGTTAGTAAGTTCAAAATATTTAAAATTATATACAAATTCACCTAATATTTTAAGTTCATTATCTGTTAATGATGGTTTTCTATTATATTTAACATATATAATATAATTTGTCCCTCCATTTTTTTCATTATGATTACTATAATAATTAGTAAAAGAAGATTCTAAAACATTATTCTGTTCTACATCTAATAAAATATTTAAAAATTCACTTTTTAATCTAAAGTTTCTTTTTATATAGAAATATTTAGTATTAGAATGATCAGTAAGATTTAAACTTTTAGTTTTAATATTTAAACAATTTTGTAAATAATCTAATACTGTATTTGAATAATCAACCATACAATGGAGAGAATTAAATGGTACTCGTTTTTGAAGTTTACATTTAAATTTAAAATAAATATTAGCTTCAGCTATACATTTATAGATATTCCATTTTTTAGTTTTATTTAAATAAATAGCTGTTTCAATAATTTCTCGTCCCATAGCTGTACAAGACATTCTAAATAATCTTGTAAGATATATAAAAGAAGCTCTTGTTTTACAATTAAATGTATTATGATCTTTTCTTGTATATAAATCATTCAATCTATGTAATATATATATTAAATTTTCATCTAATAATAAATTATCTGCTATATTGGTAGTTTCTGTAGTTTCTACTCTTAATAATATATTTTGTTTAATTCCTGAGCTTCTACCAAAAAAACTATCACCACAAGAAAATCCTCTATGATTATCAGTTAATTTATTTTGATATGGAAGGTTATAATAACGACGAGGACTTGAAGTCATATCAGTTAATCTTACTTTTTGTATCATTTTGTTGTTAATTAATTTAAATTCTGAGTTTTCAATGTATATTACTATACAAAGGGGCAATTTAGTCTACCCACTTTACTGTTGGCTGTAACAATGTAATAATTACCTTGCTCAATACCAGGAACTTCCTCTTCAAATCGAGGTAAGTTAAAAGGAATGCAGTTAAGCTTACCAGACAAAGATCTCTCCCTACGTTGTTTCAAATCTTCACTGACTCTATCAAATAAACTTTTTTCTTCCATTGTTATTCTAAGTTTTTATATTTATAAACCATAAGTTACATTCTTTATTTTGTTGTTTATAATTTGTTTTAATTCTTTCTCTTAATCTAGATATAGCTCTGTGTTTAACAGTCTCATTAACTAGATATACTCGTTTTTCATCATTAATAATAACATCTATTTTCATACTATGTAATGTTTGCTCCCCAATCGGAATTTACTGTCTCTTTACGTCCTTCTTCAATAAATATAGATAATCTTGATGTTTCTTCTTTTCTACTGTTTTGTTTATATATAAAATAGTCTGCACGTTGGAGATATCTCCAGTCGCCATTCAAAGAATCTATATATAACTGCGTAGCTTCTAATATTTCATTAAATAAAACATCAGGATTATTTTTCATCCATCTTTCAAGTTTGGACTTAACTGAACTTAGTGTTCCCATTGAACCAATTCTAAGACCATTAAACTTTTCTCTAAATTCTCTTATTTTTTTATTAAATTCAGCAATATGGTCTTTTTCATCTGTATTAAGTGTAATCGTTGCTTCTTTTGTTTTATTAAATTCAACAACTTTTTTTAGTATAATGTTACCTTTATCTCTAATGAAATATCTTAGATTAGTGTCTGTATATACCATTATATACTTTTCTTTTCTAAGATAATCAATATCCTCTTGACTAATATCATAGTCAAAAAATTCTTTCTCAGTTGTAAAATATATTTTTATTAAGGTTAATAAATGATTAATATTAAGATTTAAGATTTTTAATATATCTAAATCTATTTTAATACTATTCATCATACTCTTCTTGACAATAATTATTATACATTTCCTGAGTTACTAGTCCATCTTCATTGCATATATTGCAAGTTTTATATCTAGAACCAATAAAATATTTTTTAGTTCCAAAACACATTGGACATTCTCTATCTATCTCCATCTTCTACTGCATTAATTAGTTTATAACATTCTTTAATATAAAAATCATAATTGATATTATATTCTTCTTCATTTTCAACATCCTTGTGAATGTTAAATAATGTACATTTCCAACCAGATTCTATATTTGTTTCTCTATCTTTTGCTTCAACTTTAACATCTTCAATTAATTCAAAAATATTAAATTGATTAGGATTAACTTTAATTTTATGTTGCTCGGTTTGTGTTAACTTATTTTTTTCTAATGGTGGTAGTTTTTTAATTAATTCACTACCTTCATTTGATATATAGTATCTATTCATTTTATTGAGTTCAGTATCTACTACTGCTAATTTATCAATAGATCTACTATATAACTTGTTAGTCCCTTTCATTTTAGCTCCTAAACAGAAGTCAAATATATT